ATTTTACAGTTGGCCCTACAAACGATCAAAACGCATCTGGTGGAACATTTGTTGCCTATATATTTAGTATTGGTGGCACAGGTGGTTTTGGGCTAACAGGAACGCAAGACATCATTAGTTGTGGTTCATTTACTACTAATAGTAGTGGAAATGCGACTATTAGTCTTGGTTGGGAGCCTCAATATTTTTTATATAAAAGATATAGTGGAAGTAGTGTTTGGTATGTATTTGATGAAATGCGTGGATTCAATAATACATTTGCCCAAGCTCTTTATCCAAATTCCACAAGTTCTGAAGGTAATATAAGTTCTCCCTATGAAATACCAACAGCTACAGGCATCAATGTAATTGGTGATACAGCATCATCTAGCTACATCTACATAGCCATACGCAGAGGCCCAATGGCTACTCCTACTACTGGGACTAGTGTGTTTAATCCTGTTGTTGCTACACCAAGTGGTGCAACTACAATTTCAACAGGATTTGTTAGTGATTTATTGATAGGCACAGAAAATTCTCAATCAGCAGGAGCGTCAACACCAATAGTTTTTGATAGATTGAGAGGCGATAGTACATCTAGTTACACTTTTTTAAGAACAACTACAACTGGAGCTGAAATATCATCAACTGGAGGCGGAATAGGGTTTGATAATAATACTAGCATTGTAGATAATTTCTTTAATACTATTTCATCAATTACAGATGCAGATACTTATTGGAATTTTGCTAGAGCACCAGGATTCTTTGATGAAGTTGTATATACCGCAACTAACGCAACAACAACATTGCCACATAATTTAACTGTTGCGCCTGAAATGATGATTGTTAAAGATAGAAGTGCAGGTTCTTGGTATGTTTACCATAAATCATTACATGGTGGAGTTAATCCGCAACAATATTATTTAGCTTTAAATGTTACTAACGCTCAAAATGCAACTGCAAATACAACAGTTTGGGGAAATACTGCCCCTACATCTACTCAATTTACTGTAGGTAATTTATTTGGCTCTACTACTGATAGCATTGTTACTTATTTATTTGCTACTTGTGCTGGTGTTTCTTATGTAGGTTCATACACAGGAAACGGTGGAACTCAAGCTATATCATGTGGGTTTGGTGCTGGAGGGGCTAGGTTTATATTAGCAAAAGCAACAAGCACGACAGGTAATTGGTATGTGTTTGATAGCGCAAATGGCCTTACATCAAGTTCAAGCCCCTATTTGTTGTGGAATTCAACTGCTGCACAAACCACAGGAAATAACGGTGTATATGCCTCAAGCGGAGGTTTTACATTAACATCTTCGTCACCTGTCAATACATCAGGTGGGACATTCATCTTCTTAGCAATCGCATAAGGACAAAAAATGCAAATCAGAATTAGATCAACAGGACAAGTGATGTATGAGGAAGCCTTTAGGCAACACATACAACAATCTGGTGGCCCATCATGGGGTCAAACCACAACAGATATTCTCAATGAATTGGGTGCTGACGTTGTATTTGATGGCCCACAACCCACTCTGACACCTCCTTACCAAGTATCCGTACCCAACGGTGTGGTTGAAGAAAATGGTCAATGGTACACATCATTCATTGCTGGGCCTGTGTTTACAGACACAACAGAAGATGGTGTGACCACAACTGCTTCCCAACATCAAGCTGCTTATCAAGCTCAGATGGACGCAACACAAGCCACAAGCGTTCGTGCTCAACGTGATGAAAAGTTAACTGCTTGCGATTGGACACAAGCACCTGACAATCCAATGGCTAGTGCAACAAAAACTGCTTGGGCAACTTACAGACAAGCATTGAGAGATTTGACTAAGGAAACAGGATTTCCTTGGACTATGACATGGCCTACTGATCCTACTGGAGATAAATAAATGACTATTCCTCGCAATCTATCATTTCTAGCAGAAGGTGCTAGTTCAACTGGTGTATTGGGTACTGCTAATGGTGGTACTGGATTAAACACATTAGGAACAGCAGGACAAGCGTTGGTTGTTAACTCTGGTGCTACTGGGTTGACTTATTCAACTCCTAGTGCTGGTGCTATGGCTTTAATTAGTACACAGACTGCATCTGGATCATCTTCAATAGCTTTTACTGGATTAAGTGGATATGATAAATATTTTTTAATTTTGCAAAATATATTGCCATCGGCAGCAAATGGAATTTTAGAAATGCAAGTTGGAACAGGTGCTGGCCCAACATATATAACTTCTGGATATGCAAATCAAATATCGGAAATTACAACCACATTAAATGCTGTAAGAAATGGAGATACAACTGTTTTAGTATATGCAAGTTCTCAAGTAGGTTCATCAAATAGTGTTAATGGATTTTCTGGAAAATTAGTTTTTACAAATATGACAAGTGGTGGAGCTACTGATGTTACAGGTGTATTAGGATGGGCAGACGCATCAACTACTATTGTTAGCGCACCTCTCTCTGGCTTTACTACAAATACAACAGCAAAAACAGCAATTAAAATATTTTTCAATACTGGAAATATTACATCTGGAAAAGCATCCCTTTACGGAATATCCTCATAAGGACAGAAAATGACACTAAACAACCAAATCATTGCTTATTTAACAACCAATAACATTGCTTATTCTGTTGGTGACTACCAAACAGGACAACCTGAAGGCCAAGCAGATCAAATATTGCATTGGGATGCAAAACTAGGAACACAACCTACACAAGCTCAATTAGATTCAGCATATTCAACATACCAAGCGCAATTAACTGCTCAAGCACAAGCAAAAGAAGCTGTAAAGGCATCTGCTTTGGCTAAGTTAACTGCTTTAGGCTTAACTGCTGACGAAATCAAGGCAATAGTAGGCACTTAAAAGGAATTAAATAATGTCTGAGCAAGGTTATACCCCGTTAAGAATTCCTTTTGCGAACATGAGCAAGGAGTATTTACATTCTTTGTTTGAGTACAAGGATGGCAAACTATTTTGGCGCAATGATAAAGCAAAGGGCAAAATCAAAGCGGGAGATAGATCGGGGTCTTTAAGCACTAGAGGTTATTGGAGAATAACTGTAGATTACAAAGAATATCCTGAGCATAGGCTTATTTTTATGATGCACTACGGTTATTTTCCAAAAGAAATTGACCATATAAACAATGATTGTTTAGATAATAAAATAGAAAATTTAAGAGAAACTACAAGAGTTAACAATTCTTTTAATAGAAGGTTGTTTAAAACAAATACAAGTGGTTGCAAAAATGTTTCTTGGATTAAATCAAGAAATAAATGGTTAGTGGAAGTAAAAGCTCATGGAAAACGAAATCAATGGTGGATAAAAGATTTTGAACTTGCCGAGTTAGTTGCCAAAGAAGCAAGGAATAAATACCATAAGGAATTTGCAAATCATGGCTGATTCATACACACCATTACGAATTCCTTTTGCTAATATGTCATTTAGCCCAGATGTTCCAAGTAATGCTCTTTTGCCTAACGAATACAACTCAGGGTATAACATTGAAGCAGATGTCAGGGGATTAAAGAAAGTTGACGGAGAACAATCAATTCTGTCAGCAATACCTGGCAACGCAATCTTTATTGAGGGCGGTTTTCGCAACGGTAACCTTTGGTCATTCATTGCCGCAAACTCTTCAGGAGCCTGGTATCTGATCAACCAATCAGGTATCAGTACGATTACTCCTGCTTCTCCTTATACAACTTCTAGTATTTACACGGGCTATAGCTATTCAGGAACTACAGCCGCAACAGCCGCACCTATTACTGGCTCATGGATTGGACAAGTATTTTTTATCAATGATGGGATTAATCCTCCCATGTACTTCTATCCCAATGCCACGCAAATCTATATGTACGACAATGCTCCAGACAATTATGTTTGGAACTATGAGTCATCAATAGGTGTTACTGCCGTACAAGCTTCTTTTGTTAGAGAATATTCTTCTCCTAACATTGGCAACATTTTGATTGCTGGTAACCTGACTAAAACTCAATCCAGCATCACGACTTTGCACCCCACTTCTGTTAGATGGAGTCAGTCATTTGCAAATACGGGAGTACCTGCAACATGGGCTCCTACTTTGACAAACACAGCCAATGAGTTAGAAGTTCCTGTTCGTGGACCTTTGATTGATGGATTTTCATTAGGGGCTAACTTCTTTGTTTGCTCTTATTGGGATACAGTAATCTTTTCTCCTATTGCTTATCAAAGCTTTAGTGCTCCTTTGTTTGGTATTTCTTTGTTTAAAAAAGGCAGAGGATTACTTAATCAAAATTGTTGGGACAATGGAGACGATATTGTTTATGGCGTTGATGCCAGGGACATTTGGGCTTTTGACGGTACTAATTTTTATTCCTTGGCTAACCAAAAGTTAAAGAATTACTTTTACGCAAATTTAAATTCTAACTACATTCAACACGTTCATGTGGTTAATAATACAAAGAAGAATCAAGTAGAGATTTACTATCCTTCTTTAAGTTCTTCAGGGTTCTGCGATCAAATGCTTTCTTATCGATACGATTTGAAAGTATGGAATGCTCCTAAAACAATCAACAACTCAGCAATGGCTGTTGAAGCTCCTGTCTATAACGGTAGTTCATTTAACACCGCTACTAGATGTACTGTTTATGTTCCCAATACGGGAGCAGGAAGCCGTCAATTGGTCCAGACAGGTATAGGTACTTCTTTCTCTGGAAACGCTATCTCAAGCCTATTTGAGAGGGATAACTTGGCTTTGCTTGATGATATGGGCAACCCAGTAACTTATCCTCACCATATTTATGTTCACAGGCTTTTCCCAGAAGTTTCAACCACTACGCCTGGCAACAATCCTTACATTAGCATTACTGTTGGTGGGGCTAATTCGACAGCTCAACCTCCTGTATTTGGGGACACGCAAACTGTAGCAATCGTTACTGATAACCCTTGGGTGATTACAAATCAAAACGATGTTAGAACTGTGGCTTTAAAGGTGAGTTCGTCAGACGCTATAAATACTTGGAACATTACAGCAATGACATTCTTATCGACTGTTGTTGAGGATTCATTCTAATGACCTACTTTGTAAACTCAGGTAGCAGTAACACAGACATTGTGTCTGCGGTTAACTATATATTGGCAAACCTAAACACCAATTACTTGTCTAATTCCAACACGGGGATTATCACGACAAGTACGACTGCTACTTCAGCTACATCAACCACGGGTCAAACAACCAGGTATTTGTACAGATATTTAGATGTTGCATTTGCTGATAACTATGCAGGTAATCAGAATTTCTCCTCAACGCCTTTGTCTACTTCAAAGTTCTTTGGGCTGAGAAATACAAATACGAATGCTTGGGACAGCAATCCTACTGACTATGTTTGGTATCAGGTAGCTGGTGGGTTTCCTACAGGTACTTTTCTTTGGTATCAGACCTTTGGTGGCCTACAGATTAATCTGGTGGTTTCTGCGTTTGCTCCAAGCCCTGCTTATCAAATTTGCCCTAATGCTGTTCCTATTGATTTAACCATCATTTCGACAGCAACAAATCTATTGGCTAGAACAGCCTATACGATTTCTTACGACACATTAGCAAACACTCCTGCTTCTTACACAACAACAGGAAACTCAACTTTTCCTCCTCCAGGCACTTGGGATACAACCAATCCTGAGACTTGGGTAGCAAACCCTCCTTCATACAATGCCGCACAAAATCTTTGGGAAATTGACGGTATTTACAATCCATCAACCAATTTAACCACTTGGGCGGCTCCTTACTTAGCCACACTAAAAGTAGGGACTTTAAGCGCAATTACGACAAATACGGGCAGTTTGAACGTCACAGGCACGTTTCAAGCCAATAATGCGGCATTAAGTGGAACTGGGATGACAGGTTCTGGAGGTGTTTTATACCCTACTGGATACTTTGCTTTTGGTAATTCATCATCAAACATTACCAATTCAGCATCAGGTGTGTTTATTAATGGGTTTACTACCAATACCACAGGTTCTTTTGCTGGTGGATACATTACAAGTACACCTACAACTCTTTTGAGTTTTTCAATACCAGGAACAAATGTCTCTTATCCTGCAATATTAACCACTTCAGGTTGTGTTAATGCTCAAATTCCTAACACTACTTCTGCTTATGTATTGATTGATTTGAGGTTTGGAACATATAACACGACTCTTGGTGTTTATGAGTTTAGTTATTATCCATCATTTGCTTTAGGTACTTTTAATATTGGTACTAGTGGTTGGGTAACTGTTCCTTATTCATTAACTGGAGTAGGTAACTTACCAGCAGGTAATTACAACTTCATAGTGACAGCAACTTGTACTTTTTATACTGCCGCAGGAGTTTCATTGGGTACAGGATACATTCAATATCTTGATGTTTTCACTTCTTTTTTACAGCCATTGGTATGAAAAATTACACAATATACAACCCTGCCAATGGTGAAATCATTCGATCAGGCAATTGCCAAGATCAAGATTTTGAATTGCAAACCATTGCCAATTGTTTAACCATTGAAGGTAAAAGCAATTACACAACCAATTATGTTTTGAATGGTCAGATTCAAACATACACACCTGAGCAACAGACAGCAAAGTCTCAGCCTCAGCCTTGGTATATGCAATGGAGCAATCAGACGTTTTCTTGGGTTGATAGCAGAAATACTGATCAAATAAAACAAGACAAAATCGTTTCTGTAGATGCCCAAAGATCAGAATTGTTAAGTAATTCTGATTGGATTGTTATTAGGGCTACAGACCAAGGAACACCAATACCACAAGCTTGGAAAACATATAGACAAGCTTTAAGAGACATTCCAACGCAATCAGGTTATCCATTTAATGTGATTTGGCCTGTTGCTCCAACTTAAACTAAAATTAAGTTTATTTAACAAAAAAGGTTAATCATGGGATACCAAGCATCTTCAGGCACAGGACAACCTAGCGGCAAATCAGGTGGGATGATGCAACCTCCTCCTGTACAAGGTCAAGCAAATACTTTGATGAGCGTCACGCCTCCTGGTCAAGCACAAAACACAGTAACGTCTGGTCAACCTATAATGGGGCAACCAAATCAATACATGAATACGGTAGGTGCAAATACTCAACCATTATTCAATAACCAAGCATATCGCCCACAAATTAGTGGTGGGAAAGGGAAGGGATAATCATGGGTGGACTATCTGGCGGTAAATCATCTGGCAATCAAAGCACGAGTGCTCAACTAACGCCACAGCAAACCGAAACACTTAACCTAGAAAATAATTTTCTACAAAGTTATATACCTACTTTGACTGGCACTACTTCTGGTGCTAATCAGGTTTATCAAAGTCAAGCTCCTAATGTTAACCAGGCGGCCTCCAACGCTGTAAACACAGCCAATACTGCTGGTAACATTCAAGGCAACTATGGTGCAGGTGCATTAGGAAGTGGCATCTCTGGACTAGAAAGCTTATTCAGTCCTCAGTACGAACAAAGCCAGGTTGCTGGTGCTTTGGCTCCTGCAATGTTTGGTGCTCAACAAGCCAACGTAGGTATGAATGCTGGATTTGCTGGTGCAGGTGAGCAAGGCTCTGCTAGAGAAGCATTGGCTAATCAGGCCACACAAGCCCTTAATACACAGATGTTGGGCAACATTGCCGCTACTACTGAAGCAGGTATTTCAAACGCAAGAGCGAACGCTGGTCAAGCCCTAGGGACTCTTGGAACGACCAATTTGAATGCGGCTCCAACTACCATTGGTTCGACTATTGGATACTCAGCCGCACCTTTAAGTAACTATGGACAATATGCAAGCACTATTTATGGTGCACCTTCTCAGACTCCTAATTATTCTGGCACTCAAGGGTCTACTTCTAGCGGCACTTCTAAGGGTGTGGGCAAAAGCGATATTAGACTTAAAAGGTTTGTTCATGCGCTTAATTATGGGCTGAGTGAAGTTCAAAAACTAAAGCCTGTTTCATGGCTTTGGAAAGATTCACAAGCATATGGACCTCAAGCAGAAATAGGTTTTGTTGCTCAAGATGTTCAACAAGTTATCCCTGAAGTAATTCACGAGATTGAAGGTATTTTGCATATTGACTATGCAAAGCTGACTGCTGTCTTAACCAACGCAATCATTCAACAACAAGCTCAGATCGATGCTTTATCTAAGAAATTAGATGAAAGAGAGGTTGTATGAACTTTGTACCTGGACTACCTCAAATCACCCAACAAAATCAGGGGATGAATTATGGAAATTGGGAGCAGTATGCTGGTTTCAATAGAACCAATCCTTTTGGTGGTACTGGCGGTGCTTATGGAGCTACTGGAGGAATAAAGCCTAATACAGTTAGAGCTATCCCTGCTCCTGTTGAAGATAAATCTGTAAACGCTGATGGCTCACCTGTTGCGCCTGGTGTTGATTATTCTTTGACTCCTAATGCCAATACAACAATGGGATCACAAGTAACACCCACAATGGGCTTTAAGATGCCTTCAAGTGGAGACTTAAAGCAAAGCATTTACAGTGCATTTGGAGTTGAAAATGACTGACGCAGTAATGCCAACAACAGATTATTCTTTGATGGGTGGTGTGCCTCCTAAGCAAGAAGGCATGAAAGTCTCATTGCCTCAAAATAATTCTGCCACGCCTGTAACTGGATGGGACCCTTCTCCTGAAGAGGTGAAAGTAAATGCAGAAGCCAAAGAAAAGCATGATGCTGAACACGGTCCAGTTATCAAAGCATTGATGCAAGGTACAAGTCCTAATGCAACGCCTGAGCAAAGAAAAGTTGTTGCTGATCATTTAAACAATGCCAACTTCAATGTGCCTACTGCTGATAAAACTCAATGGGGTGAGTTGATTAATGCGTTTGCCAAAGGTGATTGGGCTGGAGTCAACAACGCCTGGAACGGTGGTAACGATAAATATCTTGAAGGTTTTGATGCCGTAAAGAATAAGTATTGGAAAGTCTACAACCAACGTGGTGAACTCAGAAGAATTGAAGACGCTAACTACAAGCCTTTGAGTCCTGAGCAAGAAGCCCAGGTTGGCGGTATCACGACTAAAGGGGACATGAGTCCTGCTCAAACAGCAATGTACAAAGCATTGCAAGCCAACTATTCAAATGTTGCGGCTGTGCAATCAGACTTATTTAACAAGACCTTAAAGACAGCCAATGTTGCGGCTACTGAAGCTCCTGCAATTATTGATGCGACTAACAGGTTAAAAGAAATTACTCCTCAGCTTTACAAAGCTTCTGTTGATCCTGCTACAAGAGCTTTTGTATCAGGTATTCAAACCATTGGCACAGGAAATACAAAAGGTATTGAAAGCGCTGTTGAGATTATGAAGTCTGCCGAAAACGGCAACAAGGCTTCTAGCGAGATCGATAACAGTACTGCTAGAGACATTGGTGCTCAACTAGGACTTCACTACATTGAGAAAAAAGGTTGGCTTGATCAAAATGGTAATGTAGTTACTGCCAACGACATTGATCGCAGAGCTAACAACTTAAAGAGAAACGAAAGTAGTGAAGAGAAGATCAATGCAAGAAAAGAAGATTTAGCAAATAAAGCTCAGATTCTTTTTGCTAAAGACCCAAAGACTTTAGATTTGATCAATCAATACATTGACGCACAATCACAAATCGGTATTTCTAAAAGCAAGTTAGAAGATGCTGGTGGTATTCCTGGCATAAAACCATCATTGCCTCATGCAGTAATGGATAGCTTTTCTGCTGGAGACATCAAGAATATTCACGATGAAGCCTACGCAAAAATAGCTAGTGCATGGGTGCAGTTTGTGCAAGACAAGAAAGCTACACTTGCACCTGGTCAAACACCAGACACAACACAATGGTTGCTTGAGTTTAACAAGAACCCAGAAATTGCTAATTTGAAAAAAGAAGCCGCACAAAAGGCTGTTGAGATAACCAACAAAGTTCCTACTACGCCAACAGTAAATGGCCCAGTAGTGCCTGGTTTGGTTAGCAGTTCAACAGCTAAAAGCTTGGGTACGCCAACAGTTGAAGTGGCGGCTCCTGAGCCTAATGCGCCTTCTAGAACACCGACTATCACCAAGGCTACTTCTTCTACTGATAAGAAGGCTAAATTGAAAAGTATATTGGGAGCAGAATGATGGGTGAAGAAGACCAAAGATATGGACCGTCAGACACCAATCCGATTCATAAAAATATTCTTGATGCTTTAGAAGCAGGGTATAACCCACAAGACATTATTGACGTTTACAAAACCAGTAAAAAGCCTGAGCACCAAGAATGGTACAGAAACTATGCTGAGAAACAAAAAGAACGTGATGATGACAATACTGTAGTTTCTCCTGCTGGTCCTGATAATAGAAATACTTCAGGGCCTGGCAGTCCCATGATGGATTGGGTTGATACTAAATTGCATGGCCTGTCTCCTACAGAGCTTATGTTAGGCGCTGGTGGCCTAGCTGTCACTGCTGGTACTCTTGCTGGAGCAAGCACTCAAATTGGTAAAAACATCATAAGTAGAGTTTTACCTTCTGCTCAAGACATTAACAAGCGTGAAAGCAATGAAGTCTTTAGAGAGCAAACTGCTAAGATGCGTAACGCCAATGTTACTAATCCAGCAGAAGAAGAGCACCAAGCTAAATTAAGAGATATGGAACTTGCTATCAAGCAAGAGAAGCTCAATCAAGAAAAGGCTAGAACTGCTAAGTTAAGCGCTGTTCCTGCGCCAAGCCAAACAACTCCTGTATCACCTGCCCAAGCTAATAATTCTGTTGAGTTGCCTGATACAAGTCAAGTTAAGGTTGAGACTACACCTACTGATGATGCGCTTGAATTTGTTAAGAGCACCATCAATCCCCCACAAGCAGGGGCACAACCTCCTGCAACGGCTCCTGCTCCTGTTAACCCAAGCACAGCATCAAGCCCACAATCTATAGGACCAAATGTCTCTCAGGACAATTGGGCTAATCAAAACAATCCTACTCCTGCTGTACAACCTAAATCTCCTGCTGAGCAAGTGGTTGATACCGTTGAAGGCAAGGCTCCAGAGGCTCCAGTACCTGCTCAAGCGCCTACAGGTCAACCAGTACCTAATACTCCTGCAAGCGGTGACAATGCAAGTCCTTTGCACGAGCCTGGCGCTTCTGCTGGTGAAAAGCCTATTGATACTATTAAACAATCATCAGGCAACCCACAATCAGAAGGTGAGCCAACTACAGAAACAAACACTACAGCGCCTAAGTCAAAGTCAACCAAGACTATTCAGTTAAATGATACGCCAGAACAATGGCAGAAGTTAACAAAAGAAGGTACAACATTCTTGCCTGGCTATGGACCAGGTGATAACAACTTGTACAACACTTTTGGTGCTGAAGGCAGAAAAGCTTTGCTTGAGAAGTACAACAACGGCAAACCTATTGGCTCTTATGAAAATTATCTTGCTTTTAAAGATAAACTTGCCAAGGGAGTTCCTAGTTCCGATGTGCCTGAGTTGATGGCTAGATTCCCGACAGAAGATGAGGCTGGTAACTTTGGTGCTTTAGGCAGAAAAGGCTTAATCAAAGGTGCTGGTACAGCAGGTCTATTGGTTACTGCGGCACAATTGTCTCATGCGGCTGAAGAAGCCAAAAAAGGAAATTATGCACCTGCTAGAGAAACAGGGTTTAATTTAGCTTCTGCATTGCTAGGCAGAGTTGGACCTTTGGCAACTTATCATGGAAGCCTTAATGAAGGTGAAGAAAAAGCACTTGCTCAACAAAGATATAAGTATGAAATGTCTAAGAAGAACGGTGCAGGTCGTGGTCAAATTAACAGAGAATAAAGATGGAATTGTCTACAGTAACCCATGAGCAAATCTATGAGCGTCTATGTGAAGTTGAAAAGAAAGTCACAGAGATAGACAACAATACAACGATACTTGTAGATATTGCTAAAAATCTAGAAGGCTTTATCAATGTATGCAAATTCATTGGTAAGTTGGCTATACCTATTCTTTGGTTGGCAGGTTTAGTCAGTGCTGTTGCTATGATGTGGCAAACATTTAGAGGTAAATGAAATTGATCCATTTACCCTTGTTGCCCTTGCGTCAGGAGCTTTTAAGCTTTGCAAAGACGCTTGTGAAATGTACAAAGAAGGTAGGCAAATTGTTACTGACATTGCCAAGGAAGTTGATGGAGTTGTCAAAGACGTTAAGAGCGTACAAAAGAAAGCCAAGGGGTTACTTGGGTTCCTAAGTAGTGTCTTTAGCAAAAAGGAGGAAGTGCAACAAGAAGTTGCACAACCTACCAAAAAGGTCAAAAAGAAGAAAGAGCCTCCTCCAGAGTTTGATGAAAACCTTATTTACCAACAAGTAAGTGATGCTCTCATCAAGTTCTTCCAGGCATACAACGCCCTGAAGAATTACGTCAAAGAACAAGAAGAGTTTGCTCTTCATGCGAACAATGAAGAAGGTCAAGAAGCGGCAATTAAGATCACGATTGCAAACCTTCAAATGGAAAAGCTAAATACTGAATTGAGTAATTACATGGTGTATCACGTTCCTGTTGAACTAAAGGACTTGTACACCAGAGTAAATGAACAAATTGGGCACATTGCTAATGTACAGGCGCTTGCAAGGCGAGAGGAAATGCTTAGGGAGCGACAAGCAAAATGGCAACGCAAGCAAAGAGCAGATCAAATCAAGGGAAGAATGGCGGCTTCAGTAATTACAGTGCTGTTGCTGATGTGGATATGGTTAATGATTCTAACTCTGACTCACTCGCCATCTTATTGATTGTGATTTTGTTGGTTATTCTTTTGTTTCTTGTTCCATTGATTGCTTGGATGTATGTCGATGTAAGACAAATGGAACTCAGAGTAAATAAAGCTTTGACAAGGATTGAAGGCAAATGATTAAAAAATGGATTTTTGTATACATAAACTATGCGATATGGATACTTTTTCCATTTTTGTTTACAGGTTGTCACGACTCTTTTCGATATACCTGCCAGGACCCTGCTCACTTTCAAGATGCTGAGTGTCAGAAACCTTTATGTGAGTTTAATCAAACTTGTCCCGAGTATTTAGTAGCACCAGTATTGGAGAAAAAAATTGAAGGAACTACTCTTAGCATTCCTCAACAGCAACAAGGAACGGTTAACTGCCGATGAAATAGAAGTCCGAATAAGGGCTTTTGTGGTCATCATGGTGACCTTGATTTTGTTCTTTATTGTGGTTACGCTGATCTACAGCATTATGTTTGTCACACAGCCAATTAAACAAATGGCTCCGATAGACCAGGCTTTCTCCAAGATGTTGAACGACATCGTATTGCTCATTGTGGGCGGTATAGGCGGTATTTTGACCAAGGGAGCTACAACTGAGGCTAGAGCCATGTTGGATGCTGCAAAAGCCAATACAGCGGCTTATGTGGCTCCTCCGCCTCCTCCTCCAGCTCCTGTGATGATGTTTACCCCTCCCCCAACACCCTCCCCCAATACGGGGTACACCCCTCCTCCTCCTCCACAGACTCCTCCTACGCTAGAAGCTGACCATGAAAGGGAGAGAATGGCACAAGCAAGGGCAAGCGTATGAGTTGGTTGGCCTGGTTCTTTGATGACCTTTTTTACTGGATTGCACTTATTGCACTTGTGGCAGGAAGTGTTGCTTATTTGCTAAGTTACCTAATAGGGATTTTCCCTATGTTAAAGCCCCATGCCCTCTTGATGAAGGTTGTGGGATTGGCGTTAGTTATCACTGGAGGTTTTTATGTCTCAGATCATCATGGTTATGAAAGACGTGTTGCTGAAGATAAAGCAGAAATTGAACGACTTAATACAGAAGCTCGGGCAAAAGAAGTAGAGCTTAGTCAAAAGCTATCAGTAGCAAACAATCAATTGAAGAAAGCTAAGAATGAAATTAAAGTTAAACAGGCTGACATTGATGCTAGGGTTGACTCTGGCGAGTTGCGCCTCCCCTCCTCCTGTGGTGTACAAGCCAGTACAAGTGCCTCCAATGGAGATCAAGCCAATGGAGCCGAATCTGACAGACAGGCTATTAAAGATATTGTCGCAATCGCCTCAGACGGAGACAAAGCAATCGTCAAGCTCAACGCCTGTATTGCCCAGTACAACCAAGTGATGCAGACTGTCAATGAAGGAGTTAAGTAATGGATAGATTCTTAGTTGGCATTTGTATCGCTGTAAGTTTTCTGATGCTTTATTTGTTATTGAGTGGCAACATATGATTACAGCAGAACAACTCCATGCCTTAAACATAGGTCCTCAATGGGTAGAGCCACTAAATGCAACCATCCAAAAGTTCAGCATTTTTACCCTTAAAGAACAAGCCGCCTTTATCGGACAGCTTTCGCACGAGTGCAACCATTTCACAGTCCTTCAAGAGAACCTTAATTACAGAGCTGAAACCCTACAAGCCCTGTTCCATACTCACTTTAAACCAGAAGAATATGCCCTTTTTGCCCATCAACCTGAGAAGATTGCAAATAGAGTCTATGCAAACCGATGCGGTAACAGAAATGAAGCAAGTGGGGACGGTTTTCGCTACAGGGGAAGAGGTTGTATCCAGCTAACCTTTCACGATAATTATTGGCATTGTGGACAAGCCCTAGGACAAGACTTTGTTGCCAATCCTGACCTAGTTTCTACGCCCTTATGGGCTGTTATGAGTAGTGGTTGGTTTTGGGCTACGCATGGGTGTAATCAATTGGCCCAGGCTGAAAATGAAGAAGGTTTGTGTAAAAGGGTTAACGGGGGGCTAAATGGTTTAAGTAGCCGAATAGAGTTAACTAAGAAAGCTTATCAAGTATTGTCAGGTGGGTAGGTAAAAGGGGGAAAGGAGTCCAAGCCAAAAGAACCCCAATCACCTACCCTAAACTTAAATATTAAAACGGCACGTCTGAGTCATCCTCGGGAATATCTCTGCGTGTAGGCTCATTGTGATCTCTGTCCTTGGGCTTTACTGACAAGCTGAAGAACTTCTTTCCGTCCTTCTTGCTTTCTCTTACCCAAGCACTTAACCAGTACTCTACACCATTGACGTTAACTTGTCCTTTGTATTCTGCATCAGTATCTTTTGTTTTTTTATCGTTCTTAAACAAAGTACCACGGTTTGTATTGTCATATTGTTTGAATTCCATTCTTACGCTCCTTTTAAGCTTTCGCCATGTTTTTTGATTGCTGATCTAACTTTGCTGTCTAACTTGTCCCACAAATAGGTTTTCTCTTCTGCATCGGTAACCTTTTGACATTGTGCATAAGCACCCACAATGTCATCATTCTCAAAGAATAGGCTCTCTATGCCGACTTTAAGGTCAAGTAGATACTTCTTACGGTCATCCTCAACTAAATCGCTTGTAGACCTTGTAGGCTTGTGTGTGGGGGTATCTTTGCCTGTTGTAGCGTCAATAGAGTCATGCTCAACGATACAAAGCGCCTGGACCCACAGATACCTGGTTAAATAGGTCTGTACAGCACCTAGATTCTGGACAGGGTGGCATCCCTTCAAGGCGGCCTCACTCATGGGGGAGGTTAGTGTAATCACCGCATCGTCTGGTTTATCAGAGTTAACAATGGTCATTGTGGCTGTTTCAAGCCCAAAGGAGATCGTGGCTGTTAGGCCATGTAGTCCAAATAGTTGGAGGGCAGGTACAAGAAAGTCAGCAAGCTCAAAGTATTGATAACCTGCAAACTTATTTAGACCGCTTTTCTTGAGAGGCTTTTCGTGGAATGTCGCTCTCACTAAGTTCAGCTTCTGGTATGTATTCACTCTTAATCCTTGTTCTATAAAGCAGATTTGCTGCTATCACTTTCCAATCAAAAACGGTACTGCAAGCACCGCACCTAATCCAACCTTGATATTTTACTTTCGACAGGTCAGGGTACTCTGTCCTCAAGGCTTTGGTGTGGCGTTTTAGACCACAATATTTGCCTGAATCAGAGCACTCTTCACGCATACCGATCTAGCTCGGCAGACACGATCTTTCTTTGAGTTTTCTTATCAAAGTCTTCAAACAATAACCATTGTTCTTTTAAACATTTAGAGCACTTCAATTGATCTTCTCTAATCTCTAGATCATTGATGCAGTACTCCAGCCCGTAAAACTCTTTGAGTGTTTTACTTACGAAATCTTCGTAGTGCTCTTTTAATTTCATCTTGGAACTCCTTAAAGTAATTAACTAATCTTTTCTTAAATGTCCATTTGTAGGGGCCTTCAATCATATGGCCCTCAACACTCTTTGACTTCTGCCACTAGACCCAGCTCTTCTTTCGCCAGTATCTTCAATTAAATTCTTCTTGAGCAAAGGTCTGTATCGGGGGGTGATAGAGTTTGCTTTAATGGGGTACAAGACGTTTTCTACTTGTTCGCTGATGCACCCATTGGGAAAGCTTCTAATGGCCTCTAAAACGATTATTTCAAGCTTAATAGCATCAACGGTGCTTGCCGCCTGTTTAGAGGTTTCTGGGTCTGTTTTACGAGCCAAGCCCTTGTCTGCAAATCCAAAAACTTTTTCTATTTCTTTAAAAATGTTCATCTCAATACCTTTCATAAGCCAAGTCATAAATCAAACAAGAGTCATCATTCAACTCTTCCAGCTCTTCTTTAGTTAACTCAGTACCATCAGTAAAGAGTGCAAACTTAACATAATATGTCTTCTCTCTTGCCTGGTAGTCAACTTCACACTCCATCTCAATTGAATCAAAATTAACTTCTTTGTTTAGCATCTTCTATCTCCTTGTGTTCTTTAATCCAGATAATCAAATCAACCATGTCTTTGAATTGAATTCCTGTGGTTTGTCTAATTACGTCTAACAGGGATTCTCTAGACCTCGCAAACCCTCTACTCCATGCGTCATCAATGTCTTTAATGTCGTACATCACTCTTCTCCGCATTGTTTAAGATTTTCCCAAACCAGCTCTTCGATCTCATAGAAATCTTCTTCGTCAAACAAGTCAGAAACATTTAAACCTTGATAGAAGACTTCTCTAATGTCAACAGAAGCATCAATATCAGGCTCTCTAGGCAAGCCCCATTGATCTCTAGCACTTCTCTCTTCTGGCTCAAAGTCAAAGTGAACCTCTACTTCTGCATTGTTAAACCAAACTAATTCTTTTCTCATGTTGGACTCCTTAAAAGTTAATCAGCTTTCGATCTGCTGATGTAAGAAGTTTACTATCATAAGTTAACTAAATCTAGTGTTTGTTGCAAAATAACACAACTAAAAACCCTAATAGGGTTTGTACTCATATTTAGTAAATATGTAGCACCCATAGGTTAACTGAACTATGTTATAGTTAATTCACTTTTTATGGAGATTAGAAATGGTAGACAAGAAGATAGATCACATTAGCGTACAGGAATTAGAGAGGAGAGCAGGTACTATGTACAAGGTAGCAAAGGTGCTTGGGGTATCTGTAGTTGCGGCATACAAGTGGCGTGTAAAGAACAAAGTTCCTGCCAAAAGAATTAAATCTTTAATGCTATTAAAACCTGAATGGTTTGAGCCAGAGCAAGAAGTCAAAAAAGATGCAATTTCTGTAAATTGATATATTGGAGTCATTGCAGTCGTACGCAATAAATTGAAGCCATTTAAGAAACCTTCTCTCCCCTATTCTTTAGGGGGTACGACAGAGGAGGCTCCTTAAGTGGCTTTTTTTATTCTCCGATGCAATCGTACTCCACACGATAGCAAAGCATTTACATGGATGGCTTGGAAGAAAACATAGGGCAACGACACACCCCGTTGATAACCTTTACGAACTGTGTGCGAGGTATCGTAGTAGACATAGGGCCAAGGTGAGACAAGACCTATGTTGATTGAATCGCACCCCTCTGGGGAAGTTAGTTACCTCTGGTAATGGACTTGGGATGATTGGCTAATCACCCTTGGGGAACCTATGCCTAAAAAAGGAGTAAGAAAATGGAAATGAGAGTAATAGAGAAACTATTCTTAAGACTAGAAGAGAAGTATGGAGAGTGGGATCACTCGGAGCAAAACAAAGTAGTCTGGTTAACTGAGCTTAAGAGCTTTGCACACAACCTTCACTTGATCAAACTAGGATTAATAAACTTAACAGACAAAGCACCTACTGCCAAACAGTTTAAGGAGAGTTGCAATATCTCTTTAAAACCCAGAGGTGAGATGGTTGATCACAAGAGATGGGCAAAAGTCATACTACAGAGGCATGAGGCTGGAAAGGACGTTAAACCCATATCACTTCGATTTGCTAGGGAGGCTTTGAAAGTACATGACGCTAGACTTTGAAACCCTTACAGAGCACATGATCGAGCACTATGCGACTATGGCTCTCACACCTGGCTGGTTAGATTACTCACGCAATGCTGTGGGTAAGCTACAAAGAGAATCCCCTTACTTTAAAGACCTAGGAAAACTTGTTAAGCAGAGAATGGAGTTAATTTATGAACAAAGACAAAGCAATCACGATACTGAGAAGGCACTTTGACAAGAGTAGTACTCATCAATGGAAGGAGATCGAGGAAGCCCTTGATTACTTAGACTTGAGTCAACCTGTAAACGATGAATCTTTAGTGCGTCTTCAATTCGACATTCAAAAAGCAATCCATGACTTTTGTTCTACTGTTTAATGTTGAAATAACCCCTGTAGCCAAGGGTAGAGCCAGGTACGCCAGAAGGGGAAACTTTGTCTCAACTTATACCCCTAAGAAAACAAAAGATTACGAAACTGTAATTCGAGAGCAAGCAGTACTTTTTATGGGGGAAGAAAAGCCCTTAGAAACGCCTGTAAGCGTGAGTATTGAATTCAGTATGCCAATGCCTAAGAGCACCCCTAAAAAGCTCCTAGAAGCCCATTTAAACGGCTCTATCAGGCACACCAAGAAGCCCGATCTTGATAACTTAGCAAAAGCAGTACTTGATGCAATGAATGGTGTTGTATTTTTAGATGATTCTCAAATAGTTAAGTTAACTTTATCTAAAAGGTATAGTAAACTAGGAAACATACAAATTTTTGTATCTGAAGATTTAGATTAGGAGTCCAAAGTGAATGACAGAGAAGGCCAAAAGAGAATCACGGTGTACGTCAATGAAAGTATTGATGGCATCAAAGATAAGTTGCATGAGGCCACAGGAGTTAAGTTAACTTATAACCAGACATTTGATTTTTTGATTAAGTATTACTTAACTCATTCAACAGCACCCAAGACCACATGGTCCACATTGGTAGGAGACAAGAAATGATCACATTGTTTTTTATTGCGATGTTGTGTGCGCTTTGTTCTGCGATACCTTATGTGTTTTCGATTTGGTTTCTTTATGGTTTATTGATTAAGGATTGATATGAGAAAGAAAGTAGATTTGATTAACAGTCCTCCTCACTACACTTCACACCCGTCTGGCGTAGAGTGCATTGATGTGACCAGGCACATGAACTTTAACTTAGGTAATGCAGTTAAGTACATATGGAGATGTGATTTAAAGAGGGATGATGTTGAGGACTTGAAGAAAGCTATTTGGTACTTGCAAGATGAAATCACCAGAAGAGAAGGTTCCTAAGCCCAAAGGGGGAAAGCGTCCTGGTGCTGGTAGAAAGCCCAAGGATGACCCGAGAAGAATTTATATCACGATTAACCCATTGCAGAAGAGAAATCTTTATGAGTTAACAGGTGAGGTTAGGCTTCAGCAAGCGGTACAAGCATACATCAACATGAATTTATGATTGAAACGATTAGAAATGGAATTAGGAAGTTTTACAGGTGTACAGCCTGTTCAACATTGTTTAACAAACTAGGAGATAGTAATGAGCATTCATGCGTCACTATTACAAAAATCAGTTTCAAGCACCAGGTCAATCAAGGTGAGTCAAACGGACTTCGAGGAGCACCTCAGAAGGCTTTCAAACGATCTTATAACATCGAGGTCCCTATTAAAGGGGTTAATAGAGGCAATCGATAGCAAAGACTCTGAGTCCTTTGTTAATTTTGTCAATTTGTCTAGAAAGTTTATGGAGAAATAACATGGTTGACTTACAAGACATTATTGAAACCCAAAAGAACTTAATTGTTAAGCAAAGGTTTCTATCGGATGAGATCAGGAATGCTGTTCTTGAAGAGGTAGCTCAAGAGATAGAGAAATTCACCAATTTTGGTCAAGACACAATATCTTCTTTTGCAATTTACATAAGGAACATGAAGAAATGAGCAAGGGTTCAGGCAGAAGACCTAGAGAAGTAGAGTTAGAGACATTCAATAAGAACTGGGAGAACATTTTTGGACGAGACAAGAGAAACAATCGAGACAATCAATCCTCACAAAGCGATTCAATACATTCAGGAAAACGCACAGAAGTATGCCACAGCAAAAGCTTCTCGAGTGGAGTTGGAAAGTCTACTGAAGACAGTAAAGTCAATGCTGATGAACGAGGAAAGCGGAAGCGTGGCGGCAAAGGAAGCCTATGCGTACAGCCATGACCGTTACATAGAGTCTTGTGCTGAGATTAAGAAGCACATGGTGCAAGAAGAATACTACAGACACATGATCGATGCCGCCAAGATGCGAATTGAAGTATGGAAGGTGCAACAGTACACGCTTCGCACAGAGATGAAGGTTGGCATATGACTGATGACGAAATCATAGAGATGTCTAGTAAGGCTGGCTTCAATGGTCTTTTTTCACTGATTGTATTTGCCAGAATGGTGGCAGAGCGTGAACGTGAGGCGTGTGCTGAAATTTGTGATGGTTTTTACTTATCATGGATAGACATACAAGGTAGATATGAATTCATGGGTGAGGGAGCAAGCGAATGTGCTGGTGCAATCCGAGCAAGGGGACAAGAATGATTCAACCCTCATTACACATTGATATTGTGATGGATAGTGATACGGTTTATGCAATTGCTTTTGTTATTGTTGCAATTGTTATTGCATTGGCTTGGAATGTAAGGAATAAGAATGACTAAAGATGAAGCATTACAACTTGCATTAGAAGCAATGGAAGAAATCATACATTGGTATCCTGTTCGTGATAGAAATAATGTTTTTTTAAATTTTGTTGACCAGAATCCTGAAATACAAAAAATAATGAAATCCATCACCGCTATTAAAGAAACATTAGAAACAAAAGATGAGCCTGTGGTGTGGATGAACAGACACGGTGCTTGTAAGACTTCTTTGTTTATAGAGGTGGAAGCTGGCGCAAAAGAAGAATACACCATACCTCTTTACACAACACCACAACGCACATGGGTAGGACTGACTAATGATGAACTTGTTGATTTAGTAATAAAACACGCAGGTTTCCCAACTTTGTTATCAGAAGCAATAGAAGCCAAGCTGAAGGAAAAAAATAATTAAAATCAAACGGGGAGGTTAACCAGACATTCAAGGACGTTGTACATGAGGAATTTTTCTGGTTTCTGCCTCATCTAGTTGAACAACTAAATTGACTCCCAACTATTAAAAAATGAAATGCACTAGAAAATATTGTTCTAACAACACAGAACACAGAAGTAAGCTTTGCAAAGATCACAGAAAAGAATGGAGCAAAGGATATATACAAGCCATGAAAGACACACAATGTATAGAGACTCAGATTTACTCAAGCTTGCTCAAGGACAACCTTGTGTCCTCCAAGCAATTGATAACTGCCTTGGAGAAAGTGATACTACCGTTAGTGCCCACTCTAACCAACTTGTTCACGGAAAAGGACGGGGGTTAAAAGCTGAAGACTGCTATACGATTTGGAGTTGTAGTAGATGTCACAGTTGGCTCGATCAAGGAAATGCCTCAAAAGAAGAAAAGAATGCTCATTTTGATGAAAGATTTCCTTACCAGGTATGGGAATGGAAAAAAATATATCAGGACCCCCTTGCTAAAGAATGGAAAAGAGATACTTGTATGAGAGTCCTGGAATACTTGGAAGTGATAAACATTTAAACGGGGGGTGTTTTGGACGGGGGGGTGTTTTTGTCAAAAAAGCTCAAAATTTCCATTTTTTTCAGATTTTTAGTGTTTTTTTGGTCAATCGAACAGCAAAATCATGCCGATTAAACGCCACACAATGCGATTGTGGCTTGAATTCAGTTAAGCATATGCCAAGATATACCTCAAGCAAAAAAACGGCTTAAAACGGGTTTAAATCGGTCAAAATCAAAGCATAGGCAAGGGCCTTTTAGAGATAACAGAAAACCACAGCGTAAAACCCAAAAGGTAACGCATAGGATAAGGTAAACCTAGTGCATTTAAGCATAGGCGCAACAAAGTAACCCCAATGAAGGGTTATAAACAAAAAAACCCCAATGAAGGGGTTTTAATTAATTAGGGTTTTTCTATTCAATAGTTTCCCCTAATATATGCATATCAATTGCAATAGCCCACAATTGGGACTCTTTTAAATTCTCTAAATCATTAATTGAAGGGCCTTCTCCTAAAACGCTTTCTAAATCATTGTTGAAATAATTAAAAATAAGATTAATTAATTCTCTTTTATGCATAGTAAACCCCTTTTACTTGATAATTCATTTAAGCCACCTTTAAGATGTTAATAACCTTTTGCATTTTTTTTCCATGTGCTGGATATGCAATAACCTTTATCTTCTTGTCATAGCACGCACGGCAGCCGTCACATGTTCCTAGTGATTGATATGCTTTGCACAATGTCATATCTTTTTTAACGTCATCTGGCGTAGAAATAATAACGGAACCATGTAAACCTTTTACATATTCGCCGTTGACGGAATCACTAGAAAAACGAACAGAAACATTTTTTAAACTTTGCATTTCTTGAAGTACAAGAGCAAATTTAGGGAATTTATGCATTCTGGTGGGCAACCAATGCTTCACCCAAGGTGTGCGTTTCATTATTTCTAGCATTTTCTCGGCTAATCCTAAGGAATACATATCTCCAGAATCAAACCATCTAAAATAACGATCATTTTCTAATGCTTGGACCATGTCATCGACCCAATTAACCCTTTGCCAGTCTAATTTATTGTGATTTCTAGGGGCTTTGACATTTGGAAAACGATAATTTCCCGTAGTGGCATAGCATCCTTTGCATGCATCAACTAACACGCCAGGGCTTTCTAGTGAGCCAGGACATGTATCCAATGCATTAAGGGACCATGAGCGAATCCCGTCAAGCTTTGAAGTAACAGATAATTTAACCATTTTTAAACCCCTTAATTCAATACTTTAATGCAAACAGAAATATAAATTTCTTTACCATTTTCTGTTAATGTTTCACTGCTTAAGCCGTGTCTTGGCTTAAAGTAACTCATAATTTTGCACAATCTGGCGTATTCTTTGGACCATTGTCCAGAGTGACATTCAGAAAAAGCCAAATAATAAGCTTCGACAATATCAAATCGATCAAAATACATAATTTAACCCCTTAATAAATGCAATAAGACAAGAGAAAAGCAAGCCATGAAATTAAAGCAATAGAAAGCAAACCTTTGAGTAATAAGCTAATCATTGTTTTACCTCTTGATTATCAATAATGTTATCGAATGCAAGCAAAGCCGCCTCAAGTGTTTCATTGTCAGACTCGTAAGAATCGCTATCTGAATACTTTTCATCTTGTACAAAGTATTCGGATAACTTAAGCGCCCATTCAATATGTTTTAATTGATCTTCAGTTATTAAATAAGTTTTCATGGTGTGGACTCCTTTAAATGTTTTTTGAATCTTTGAGCATTCTCATAATTAAGCAATAGATAGCTATTGGTGTAATTGAATAGAAAGCAATTAATGAGAGAAAGTTAATCATAGTGTGGACTCCTTTGGTTAATTAAAGAACTATCGTTAAATAGTTAACCTATTATATCGTTACTAGTTAACTTTATTCAATAGGGAAAAGTTAAATATTTTGCTTGTCAAGCACATATATATTTATCGGAACAGAGAAACCAATAGTAAAAGTTAATTAATATAAACCCAATAGAAACCTCTTAACTGATAAACATTCACATAGTAAGAGATACAAGAGACAAGAGAACAATCAATCAATTCAGTAAACAATATTATGTTAAGTTATTTTTAAGGTAATAAACCCTTTGATTACTTAAATGCTTAACTTATAGGATTCGGAAAGTATAGAAACCCTTAGATTGTATTAGGCAAATATAGAGAGAAACATATAGGGAAAGAGACAAGGCTTTCCAGCGCCAGTAAACCTAATTGAGATAAGAGTAATAGCTTGGAGTGATAGGGCCCTTCCCAGTTAACTATTAATGCCCCTGCCCTTAGAATGGATTTAGGGCAAGGGGGTAGTACGGTTTGTGGAGGGAAAAGGGGGGGCCCACTCCCCCATTCCCAAAATTTATCCATAAACTT